CGACTTGTCCATACCCCCAACCCAGATCTTTATCATAACTAGGTGCGCCCCTAGCTTGAAGCAACTTTCCTGTTTCACCATAATTTTGCATCATTTTTCCAAACCCTGCTTTACCTACATCAAAGACTGCTTGTCTCCTAGCTAAACGAACTTGTTGTTTAGCAGAGGCTTTCGCTAAACCTTCCGATCTAGCCAATCGAGAAGCCTGTGCCAAAGCATCACCTGCATCGGCCGCTTGTCCTCGCGCTACACCAAGTACTCCTATTTGCATCTGTGTTTTTACATCCTTGGCTGCAACATTAGCACTAAGCATCTGTGACATAGCACCGGAAGCTATATTTGCAGATTGATCAATTCCTTGTACCAAAGATAAACTTGATCTTCCCGTTAAGGCTTGCATAGTATCAGCTTGTGCCCTACCTCTTAGTGTAGGCGCAACCCTTTCTGAAGCTGCCTTGTCCCGCATTTCAAGTAAAAGTGGATCATAGGTGCTTTGAAAATAAGCTGCATCCGCTTTTGCGATTCTTTCTTGATCTACTTCTGCTTGACTCGGTTTATAGTCTGATCTACTTGGTCCTCCACCCATTACATTTCCTTTTTATATATATTAGCCACTATTTCATACCCATGTTTTTTTGATGCCTGTTCCCACCCCTTTCTATTGGAATGAAACTCAATTGCTGTGACATTGTATTCCTCAGCAAGCTTGTCCAAAAAAACAAACCCATTGTCTTTATGTTTATACTTTGGATTTTGATACGTTGCCCAAAGGAACAAAATAGGTTCACCACCTGCATCTTTAATAAACGACGTAATAATAAATCCAGCATAATAATCTCTGTCATAACCCATGAATAAATCAGCATTTCCAATTTTTAACGCTGCATATATATCCGCAGGTATCCAATCTGCATATGATTTTTCTCTAACCTTATGAAGGGCTTGTTCTATACGTTCATATGCACAACGTATATCTTCTAATGGAATATGCTCAAATACTAATCCATTAATAATCGATCTCCGTACCATATCTCTTATACCTCTTCCTTGGGGTTAAACCAACACCTTTGTACTTAACTAAACGTTTTACTCCAAGATCACCGCCACGTCCACGCAGTTCTGCTTCCCTAACTTGTTGAGTAAACAAACCAAGATAATCTATAGCTGCATTGACATTAGTCCAGTCTCTTGAAGGAATTCTTAGTAAACGATACAAAGCACCATAAATAATTGCGTCTCTGTAATCAGTAGAAAAATCTGTGCTTATGCTAGAAGCAGTTCTGGTAGGCTTAAGTGCCACGCTTAGTTGAATAGCACTCGTTGTCGAACTGTTCGGAACAGGAACTAACCAGAAGGTATCTGGTGTTTTCTGTAAATAAACTCTTGGTAGAGCAGATCGGTTTCTCCAATCAGGGAAATTAAGTTCCAGGCTTCTAGGACTGATTGGGTCCAGATCATCTCCATTATGGATCATCCATAAAATACGATGGACATCTGTACCCGTAGGTTGGTCAAAATCGTATTCAAATGTACCGGACACGGTACTTATAGCATCTAGGTCAAAAGTGTACGCTCTACTCTTCTCACACAACTCGATCGTTGCTGAACGAAGATTGGTTTCTACCAGGGAATCAGGACAACCTGGAACGTAGGGTAGAATTTCCTTAACCAATGAATCATATGTTGCCATAAGTTACTGCAATAGTTGTTTAATCGCGGCAAGTACTGTTTCCCTGTTTGTTTTACTTGGCTGTATATCATTAGCAGAATTAGGAACTTTGGGAATCATTCTTGTTTCTTTCATTCCTTTAACAATTTTACTTACTATTTCTCTTGCCCCTCTAGCCATTATTGCGCTAACCCCTGTACTGGAGGCATAGCTCCTGCTCCCCCAATAGCATCTAGATTAGGGCTAACATTAAGTTGTACTTGTCCACCCGCTCCTATACTGGTAGCAAATAATTGAAAATGTGTAGAAGCACGTTGCTGGTTCCCAGCAAACTCTGCATCCTTTAAATATGCCCTGAACAATACATAATCAATTATGGCATTCCCATAAATATCATCAATGAATAACACTGAACTGTTTGCAGTTAAATCTGTAGGAGAAGTAGAATATATAATCTCTACAAAGGCAGCTGTACTAGAACTAGTAACACCGGGATAAACATAATATGTACGAGGGCTATCTTCATCAAATACAAAATGTTTTACTACATTCACATGAGCTGCATCTCCAGAAACAGAAGGGTTATGCCAATCAGGCTCCTGGGTATCCAGAATATCATTATCCACAATCCTGATTGCTCTTGCGCCTGTAGCACTACCTGCAGCAGATGACATATTACGAACAATTTTAATAAGCCGTAATCCCGCTGTAGGAAGTGTTTGTTTAGTCCCAGCTACCAATGCCACATTAGCCGTTGTAGAAGAAGAATCTGGCCTTAAATTAACAATTTCCCGTTGTGCATCGTTAATATAATCCCGTAATTCCGAATCCGTCCAACGGACATTTGTTGTGTCTTGAAGTACGTTTCTTATTCTTGTAAGAAGATTTGTACCAGTGAGTGTACCTGCCATTTGATTTTACCTCTTAAATCATTTCTTTTTTCTAGCTTTCTTGGGCTTGGCTTTAGGTTTTGGTTTTGATTTTGGTGCAGGTTCATCCTTCACCTCAACACAACCTGCCTGTAAACAGGCATACCCTAAATCATCTCCTACTTCCCTTACCTGGCCTGGTAGTACGGTAATTGCCGCGCCCCAAAGCGTAGAAACATAAATTTCTTGTTCTTTAGCCATTATTTTCATAACTTTTATTACTCCTGTAAAAAGCGTGGATAGCCCCTAAGAGCTATCCACAGACCCATTTAGTATGCTACATCCAAACGGATTACACCAAAGTCCTCTGTCGTGCTAGTCACGTCAGTATTGAATTTGGGTTTCTTGAAGCCAAGGATCTTACCAATTGAGATACCATTCTGGTTTCCATAGTCGAAGTTATCTTCAACAATTTCAGGAAGCCCGATATCGGCCATAGCAAGAGATTGTGCTCCACAGAACAAAAGGGCTGCGCCATCTATAGTAGCGTTCGCTCCCCATTTGTATCCATTAGAACCAGCATTACCAGATGCTCCAGAAGTCGCACCAGATGTGTTAAACACATGGCGATACTCATGAATCATCACACCGTCAACCATTAAGCTTGAAGAGCCAGCAAACAATTCGTTGCTTGGTCCTCTTACTCCAGCATTCCTGACGTTAGCCAAGAAGTCTGAATCAAGTTTGAGGTCAGCCATAACTTGAGGTGTCACAAATAAATGATAAACCTCTTCTCCAGCTGCTCCTCTAATGCCGCGGATATATTGATCCTTGGCATAGGCTTTTAGGGCAACCATTGTGCTATATGCGATGGTGTCAGCAGCCACTACAGCTGTAACATCACCAGCAACAAGCCCATTAGATGCATCCCATCTTCGATGCCTATTAGTAGTTGGTGCTGTTACGTCGCTAGAATAAGCAAGGTCGCTTAGGTTTTGCCCTGTTGTAAGGACAGGCCTTAACGCCCCATTATTCTTAACGGCGTAAGAAATTCCAGAAAGCGTTAAAAACGCCACCTGGTCTATACGATCAGCCATTGCATACGCAAGGGCATCTCGAGAATGCTCACGGAAGTTGACAACCGATTTTTGATCAGCAAGGCGTCCAGCAAGACGGTTTGCAAATCTCAATTGATCGAGTTGTACAACAATATCGTATGCTCTCAAAGATTCTTCATTACCTTCCAGAGTGTTATCCCCAACGATACCATCACCTGTCATGTCGGCAAGAAGTGTAATTACAGCTCTTGCTCCCTTTTCAGATTGGGTAAGTTCGGAAATTCTCTGGACCATTGCATTGGGACCGCTCCCAGCAAATTGGTTAATGAAGGACATATTGCGAGCAACACGCCAAAAATCGCGTGACCAAATAGTGAGCTGTTCACTGGTCAAGGCCGCGAAGTTAGTATTTGCCATTTCGACAATCCTCCAAATTTAAAAAATAAATCGACTTTTTTTATTTGGGGCGATATTCACCCGTATACCCTTTATCGTTGGGATACGACTCCGTGGTTTTACGAGCACGACCTCGCGCAGTTTTACGTCAATGCGAGACGAAGACGATTTTTAGACTGAACGACCAGTGTTAGATATCGTTCTAACAAACGACTTATACAAATATATTACACCATGCTTTAGCCAAAGTCACCGCGTAATCGTTTTATTGTTTCTTCCGGTAAAGCAGAAAATTCAGAGTCAGAC